TTGAGTAGTTGCTGAATTATCATAAATATAAACCTTTACTGTTTTATTACCACCGGTATTGGTTATTTGTATAGTTTGAAATATAGCTCTAGCTTCTGTTGGACAAGTATAGATTGTCTCTGGAGCAGTTAAAGTCGGTGCATAGAATGCGTTTTTATATACGTTTGCCATTAATTATCTATGAGTATTAACTCAAATCCTCCTGATGCTGAAGATGTAGAACTTGAAATTGCTTGTAATTCTATATCTGTTTTTTCTGTAATTTTAGTTATAGCCTTTTTAGGAAAGTATGTAAAACCTCCTCTAATATTTAAATATTCTTTTGTTTGAAAAGCAGAATTAGCAATTGTGTTATCTCTAGTTTTTAATTTACAAGTTTGTTCTTGATCTTTACCTGATCCAAAATTCATCGCTACAACATATCCTGTTTTACCAGCAGGTATTGTATATACTGCCATTAGTGTTTGACCATTTCCTGCTGTTATGGTTGCAGCAACATCAGATCCACCTGTATAGGTTACAGATATATTTCCAACATTATTTCCAGATGTTCCAGCAGTCTCAACAGACATTCTAAATACTCTCAAAAAAGTTTGTGTAGTTGTAACTGTGGTCGTTCCATCCATATCAACTGTCTCTTCAGCTAAATTATAAGAACCATCCAAACCTTGTATTCTCAAAGTTCTAGCACCACTTCCTGCTACATCATCATTAGTGTCATCACTAACTACATCAACAGTAACTGCAGTAGACTGATAAGGATATTGTCCACCTGTTTCCCAAATTACTTCAAAAAAACCTGATCCAATTGAATCATTATATCCAAACTTATTTACTTTTGTGTAACCAGTAAAATCTCCTTTTGCAACTGCAAGATAAAAATCTATTTCAGCTGACGATGGAGTTGTTGCACCTGTTGTATTTACATTGTTACAAGACACTAACAATCACCTCCACTATTACCACCTTTAAACCATGCATATCGTTCACTGTCTTCTTTTAAATCTTGTAAGTATGTAGAATTTAATTGTTCAACAATTAAAGTAATTGCTCTATTAATTTGTTTTTGGTTAGATATATCATATTTTTCTTTTGGTTCTGGTAATCTTACATTAATCTTTGCCATTATCTTCTCCCGTCAGGTTGAACATCTAATAAGAATGTACCAAACCTCCAAGTTTCAGATATATCTTCATTTTCTATTTTTATGTTAACATATCTTCCTCGAGCTCTAGTATCTTTTTTATCTGTATTTGCATTAATAGTAAAAGGACTTAAAGTACTTACTGTTTCAGATTGTTGTGGATATCGTTTAACAGCTAAAGTTACTTTGCAATTACCTTGTAAATCTTTAAAGTCAGGTATAAATCTTCTAACTGCTAAAAATACTTCTCCCATAGTTCCTTGTGCTTGTATATCAAAATCATATGATTTTACAAAAGATGTAACTGTTGTTGTACTACCATCAGGATTTACTTGATCGGTGCCTACTTCATGTTCAAACAACACAGTTTGACCTAAACCTGATTGACCAATAATGACAGGAAAAGTTCCAGTGTTTGAACTATTAAATTTTGTTGCTATGGGTTTAGGATAAATAGTTGCATCAATCCAAGTTGTTCTAGCTTCTGTTCCTATATACCAAACACCATTTTCCATTTTTTCACCATAATTAAATATAACATATTGATCATTATATTCAGATCCTTGTGTTGGATAATACCAAACAACTTCTGTAAATAGATTATTAATTCCAGCATATACTTGTTGTCCTTTTGTAGTGTCTGCTTGATCATAAACATAATCCTCAACAGAACAAGGCATTGATTTAACTGTACCATCAAACATAAAGAAACCATTTGATGACATCCAAAATGCCATACCATCTATTTCAATAGCTGCATTTTTACCAATCAATCCACAGTTAGTACCTACCTGTTCAAAACCAAATGTAAATGGAGCACCTACAAATTTCATAGTATATAAAGCGTTATCAGTCCAAACTAGAATTGTTTCTTTTGCTTTTAAAGCACCTATAATTTTAGTACCATCCTGTAGTCTTTGTGTTCCAGAAGTGTTTACTGCAGTAGGTATATATTCATTTATATTTTCTTGGTCTGAAAATCTTATAAACATATCATCTTGTGTTGTTGTATCTCCTATAACAGTTTCAGTTCCTAAATGAATTAAGTGTCTAGTTGTAGGTGAAACTAAAGTTATTCTTGATGCTGTTGGGTTACTTGTAGTTACAAATCCAGATGTAGTTGTAGAAGCTCTTGTTGTTAATCTTGCTGCATCTCCAGAATTCCATGTAAATGTTTTTCCATTAGCAATCGTTGCAACTAATACTTCTCCAAAATTACTTAAAGACCATAGACCAGGTTCTAGTGATACATCAGATGCAGGAGAAGCTTCTCCCCACGCTCCTGATCCCCATGTATCTGTACCCCAACCATAACCATAAGATTGTGCTGCAGGACCCACGGGTTCATAAGGTTTAACATCTATACTACCACCTGTTGCAACTGTTGCAGTTGCATTTGTAGATTGTGTAATTGTAAATACTGTTGCTGAAGTAATACCGGTTACTTGAAATAATTTATCTTCAAAGTCTGCATCAGTATATCCAGTTCCACCTGGTAAAGTAACATTATCTAATAATACAATATCACCTACTGATAAATTATGATTGGTTCCTGTGGTAACATCACAAATTGCTGAAGCATCTGTTGTTGCAATTGTTGCTGAAGTTAAAGTAGTTTTTAAAGGTGTAATATCATACAACTGACCTTCAAAATAAATAAGTAAAAATTTATCTGTACCAATTGCAACATATCTATTTCCATCTAAATCAACAAAAGCAAATTCTCTTCTTGCAACACCTACAATAGTATCTGTAACAAGCGATGCCCAACCACCAACTTTTTCTGGTAAGTTATATCTAAAACGAACATTATCACAATCAACCCAACGTTGTTCCGCGCCTGCTGCTGTGTCCTGTTTGTCTATTCCAGGTAATACTTTGAAATCAATGAGAGCCATTTTTCAGCTCCTATATATTATCTTTATAAACCCAGCCTCTTGTTGCATTAACATAAACTAATGTGAATGCTGCTGTATTTGTTGAAACAACTAAATCAGAAGCAGATCCTAAAATATTAGAACCATTTCTACCAATTGTTAAATTGTTAGATGCAAGGTTTGCACCTGAATCTATAAAATGTACTTCATCTCCAATTGATGGCGATGCTGGTAGATTAATTGTAACAGGTGCACCAATTCCACCTCCAGATGTATCTACTAAAACTTGATCACCATTAACTGTAGTGTAAGTTGCAGAAGGAGTGTAATATCCTTTAGTTTGTAATTTGCCTGTAATGTTAGTTCCATCAGAATATAAAACTGTAGTTGAACCAATAGGTAAAGTTAATCCTGTTCCTGAAACTGTTTTAACTGTTAAAGTATAATTAGAAGCTGATCTGTTTGTTGCATCTTCTACAATAAAAACTCTTTCAGCAGAGTCTGGCATAGTAACCGTTCGATTCGCGATCAACGTTCCTGTTAACTTGTAATATAGATTCTTACCATTTGAAGTTGCATAATTAGCAAGGGATAGCGCAACGTCGGACGCTGCTACATCTAAAGCTAAATAACCTGAAGCTGCTTGTTCTAAAATTTGTAAATTGGTATTAGTAATAGTTCCCCATGTACCGGATTTTTCACCTGTGGTTATGAGTTCTAGTTTTAAATCATTTGACGTACTTGATGCCATTTATTCTCCTATGGGTTTTCTGGATCAATTGGTATCCATACACCAGTTGCACCTGGAATTATTGGGTTCCAGTTTATCACATCTACTAGGTCTGTTGCAAGTGCTAATTCTTCTCCAGTTACAAGAACAGTTTGACCTATTACTACTTGTACATTACCTGTTGCTAAATCAACTCTTTGTCCTGTAGGTAAAACAACAGATTTACCTATGATTTGTACATTACCTATAGCAAAATTAAGTCTTTGACCACTAACAGTTACAAAAATACTTACTCCACCTGGATCAGCGAAAGGTGAATTTGCAAAAGGCGTC